CCTACTAACATTTTTTGCAAAAAAGGTTCGCAATGAAAATTGAAGAGATGTTAAAGCGTTTACAGGCGAAGTACGGGAAGTATCCTGAGCGTCGTCCTGTTGGGCAGCAGAGGGTAGTTAGCAATGGCAAAAACAGCGGCTTGGCAGCGAAAGGCCGGAAAGAATCCTAGCGGTGGTTTGAACGAGCGTGGTCGCAGGAGCTACGAGCGTGAGAATCCGGGGAGTGATTTGAAGGCACCTGTTAAGAGCGGTGACAATCCTCGCCGTGCTTCTTTTCTGGCTCGGATGGGTGGGATGGCTGGTCCTGAGCGTGATGAGAAGGGCAGGCCGACTCGTTTGCTGAAGAGTTTACAAGCTTGGGGTGCATCGTCTAAGGCTGATGCCAAGCGCAAGGCTGCTGCGATTACTCGCAGGAACAAAGCTAAGAAGGGGTAGGGTTATGTGTTTTGGCGGTGGTGGCGGTGGGGCGCCGGATTACGAAGAGCGTGACTATGGCCCGCTTCCTTCTCTGCGCGCCGATGAGACTGTGAAGGATCAAGACCCTGTTTATGCTGACTATCGTCCGCGTGGAGCCGCGCGGCGCAGCTTCTTTACCATGGGGAATACGTGATGCCTTGGACTACACCTGACGGAGTTGATTATGATGGGCCTGTTCACGAGTTGAATGGGATTACTTATTCCGGGCAGACGCGGACGCCTTCCTCTCGCCGGTTGGTTTGGTCCCCTGCTCCGCCTGCTCCTCCTGTTTCTAAGCGAAAGCCAAGGAAGAAAAAGAGTGTCTAGGGTAAACGAGGCCGGGAATTACACCAAGCCTGAGATGCGGAAGAGTTTGTTCAACCGGATCAAGGCGGGTGGCAAGGGCGGCAAACCGGGGCAATGGTCAGCCCGCAAGGCTCAAATGCTGGCCAAGCAATACAAGGCCAAGGGTGGTGGCTACCGATGAAGGAACCTCAAAAATCCTTGCGTCGATGGACTGCGCAGAAGTGGCGCACCAAGAGCGGCAAACCTTCTACGCAAGGCAAGGATGCTACTGGTGAGCGGTATTTGCCTGAGAAGGCAATCAAGGCAATGAGTGACTCTGAATATCGGAGGACTACTGCGGCAAAGCGGGCCTCTATTCGCAAGGGGAAACAGTTCTCCAAGCAGCCCAAAGACGTAGCCAACAAAACCAAGGGGTACAGGTGATGCCTAACATTGCTGGAAAAAAATTTCCCTACACAAAGGCTGGCATGAAAGCCGCTAGGGCTTATGCCAAAAAGAAAAAGAAGAAATGAGCGCTTCCTCTTTTGTTGGAACGCTAAAGGCCGAGGAGCTTGAGCTTCTTCGCAGAATCGTGCGCAAGGTTCATTTTGCGCATTTGATTGAGAAGTTTGGTCCGACTCATCCGGCTGTTACTGACAAGGAATGCGACCGTTTGATTGAGGTCATTGGGCCTGAAGTTGCCGAGCGGATGGTTCGGTTTGGAGTTGATAAAGGTTTGAGATAAGGTCGGTGACTACATTCAGTTACAAGCCTGACGGGGAAGTTCTCAAGTCTTTCATGAAAGACCAGACTTTCTTCCGTGGTATCAGGGGTCCGGTCGGCAGCGGCAAGTCTGTTGCTTGCTGCGTTGAGGTTTTCCGCCGCGCCCTTGAGCAAGAGAAGTCTCCCGATGGAAAACGTAAAAGTCGTTGGGCTATTATCCGCAACACTAACCCGCAGTTAAGAACAACGACAATCAAGACTTGGCTGGATTGGTTCCCAGAAAATATTTGGGGCAAGTTTACTTGGTCGGTTCCATATACACACAACATCAAGAAAGGCGACTTGGAGCTTGAGGTTATCTTTCTTGCTTTGGACCGGCCCGAAGATGTGAAGAAGCTTCTTTCTTTGGAGCTTACTGGAATCTGGATCAACGAGGCGAGAGAGGTTCCCAAGAGTATCATTGACGCCTGCACGATGCGCGTCGGTAGATTCCCTTCTATGCGGGAAGGTGGACCTAGCTGGAGCGGGGTTATCGCAGACACGAATGCGCCGGAAGAAGACCACTGGTGGCCGATCATGGCGGGCGAGGTTCCAATCCCTGACCATATTCCGAGAGAGCAGGCCAAGATGTTGGTGAAGCCTGACAACTGGATGTTCTTTGCCCAGCCGCCCGGAATGCTTGAGGAGCGCAACGGGGATGGCGAGGTTGTTGGTTATAAGGCTAATCGTGAGGCCGAGAACCAAAACAACATGCTCAAGTCTTACTATACCAACTTGATACAGGGCAAAACCAAGTCTTGGATAGATGTCTACGTCATGAATAAGCTTGGCGCGATTCAGGACGGGAAGCCCGTTTACCAGAACTTCCTGACAGAAACCCATGTGGCAAAGGAAGAGTTGCCCGTTGCCGCAAGTCTTCCTGTTTATGTTGGCCTTGATTTTGGCCTGACACCCTCGGCTGTTATCGGGCAAAAGATACGGGGGCGGTGGCTTATTCAGTCCGAGATTGTTTCTGTTGATATGGGCATTGTGCGTTTTGCGGAGCTTCTGCGAAATGAATTGGCCACCAGATTCCAAGCTTGCTCTGACACGATTATTTATGGCGACCCTTCCGGCGACTTCCGCGCACAGACTGATGAGTCAACTCCGTTTCAGATTTTGCGTGGCGCTGGCCTTAGAGCGTTTCCAGCCCCTTCGAACTCGGTGGACCTTCGCCTCGAATCCGTTTCTTCTCAGCTTACCAAGATGTCCGAAGGCAAGCCCGCATTTTTAATTGACCGGCGCTGCTCTATGTTAATCAAAGGTTTCCAAGGGGGATATTCTTACCGAAGACTTGAGGTAAGCGGTGAGAGATACGAAGATAAACCTGATAAGCAGAGCATGTATTCGCACATTCATGATGCTTTGCAGTACATGCTTTTGGGTGCTGGCGAGGGTCGGGCTTTAATTAATAGCCAAAAGCCAGCAAATGTTGTAGTTGCTAAACGTAACTTTGATGTGTTTAACAGGAAACCAGTTAGGAAGAAAAACAACTTCTGGTCTATGAGGTGATAAAATGTGTCTAGGTGGTGGCCCTTCTGAGGCAGAAAAAGAGGCGGCTCGCGCTCAGCGCGAAGAAGCTGCTGAGGCAAAGCGTCAAGAAATTGAGAAAGCTGCGCGTCAAAAGCGGGAAGACATTGATGTTGCGTTGACTCGCACGACTGCGCGCGAAGGTCGAACTGGCGGCGCTGGCACTCGCTCCTTGTTTACCGGAACTGGCTCTGGCTACTTTTCAAGGTTTAGCTAATGAACGCCGCAAAGCATTACCTTGACCGATACAACAAGGCCAAGGCGTATAGAGAAAATTGGGTTCCCTTGTTTGAGGAGTGCTATGAATATGCCCTACCTCAGAGGGAATCATTCTATTACGAAACGCCCGGTCAACGTCGAGATGAAAAAATCTTTGACGAAACTGCCGTTGTCGGTGTCCAAGAGTTTGCTTCGCGGCTTCAGTCTGGCCTTGTGCCTAACTTTGCCAAGTGGGCTGACCTGAAAGCGGGTTCGGAGATACCGCCCGATCAGAAAGAACTGGTAGATGATGGCCTTGAAGAAGTAACTGATTACGTCTTTGAGATAATCCAGAACTCGAACTTTGCCCAAGAAGTGCATGAATCCTTTATGGATTTGGCTGTCGGCACCGGGGTGCTTGCGGTTGACGAGGGCGACTCAATCAATCCGGTTGTCTTCTCTGCAATCCCGCTGCCCCATGTCGTTCTGGACACTGGCCCTGACGACAAGATTGACCATGTTTACAGAGAGCGAAAAAATGTTCGCTACGATCAGCTTGGCATTCTTTATCCAAAGGGCAAGTTTGACCCGAAGGTTATGCAGAAAGTAAACAGCAACGACACGACTACAGTGCTTGAGGTTGTTTGCAGGGACTATTCAAAAAAGAATGAAGAAAGCTATCTGCACTACGCAATTTGCACCCAAACTGAAACAATCCTGCACGAAAACTCTATGCGCGGGATTGGCTCGAATCCGTTTATTTGCTTCCGGTGGGGCAAATGTGCTGGGGAAAAGTACGGTCGCGGGCCGCTGCTTAATGCGCTGGCTGCAATCAAGACAACCAATCTGACGATTGAGTTGATTCTTGAGAATGCTCAGATGTCCATTTCTGGTATTTATCAGATGGAAGATGATGGGGTTATCAACCCTGACAATATTCAGCTTGTTCCGGGGACAATCATTCCGAAAGCAATGGGCAGTCAGGGCTTGCAGCCAATCAATGCTGCCGGTCGGTTTGATGTTGCGCAGCTTGTTCTTGGGGACATGCGCCAGAATATCAAAAAGGCGCTTTACAACGAAATGCTTGGCGACCCCGACAAGACGCCTGCCTCGGCCACCGAAGTTGCCGAAAGGATGGCCGATTTGTCCCGGCGTATCGGGTCCGCCTTTGGCCGCTTGCAGGTGGAACTCGTGCAGCCCGTGCTTCAGAGAGTTATTTATATCCTCAAGAAGCAGGGCCGCATCGACCTACCTACCGTTAATGGCCGTGAGGTCAAGGTCAAAGCGGTGTCTCCGCTTGCCCAAGCCCAAGCAAACCAAGACATTTCTTCCGTCGCAAGGTTCTTGCAGCTTGTGGGTCAAACCTTTGGCCCTGAGATTCTGAACGTTCTTATCGACCAAGAGAAAACGTCAATCCATTTGGCGGAGAAGTTCGGGGTTCCCGGCACGTTGATCCGTAACGAGGTCGAGAGAAACAACATCTACGCTGCAATGCAGCAAATTCAAAGTCAGCAACAGGGGGGAATGCTTGACACAGGACCGGAAGCGACAGCCGCTTAACATTGGCGTTGATGGAATATCGCGCTCAAAGGCTGATGACGCAAAGATAGACGCACTAATGTCTGAGGTTTTTAGTACACCTGCTGGTCGGGAAGTGCTGAAATATTTGCGCTCGGTAACTATTGAAATGGTTAGCGGGCCGTCCGTTGAGGCTAACTCTCTGTTTCACGCGGAGGGTCAGCGTTACATTGTTGGAATGATAGAGCTTAGAACCGCACGGGGAGTAAGGAGTAAAGCAAATGTCTGAAGCTGAAGGTGTTGCTGAGGGTGTAGCCGAAGCCGGAGAAGAGCGGGATTTTGTGGTTGCTGAGGATGCGCAACCAGAACGCCCGGAATGGCTACCGGAAAAGTACAAGACTGGCGAAGACTTGGCGAAGGGGTATCAGGAACTCCAAGCGAAGTTTGGCCAAAAGGAAGAAACCCTTCGTGAAAGTATCATGGAGGAAATCCAAAAGGAGGCTTTCTCGGACAGGCCCGAAACTCAAGGTGACTATCAGTTGCCTGAGTATGTAGATGAAGTTGCCGCTGTAGATAGTGAGCTTTTGTCGTGGTGGTCAGAGCATTCTTTTGAGAACGGCTTTTCTCAGGCTGAGTTTGAGAAGGGCATTGAAATGTATGCGAAGGCTATGGGAAATGCCCAGCCCGACCTTGAAGCAGAGGCCAAAAAGCTTGGAGAAAATGCAACTAATCGCATTGAATCTGCCAATATGTTTGCAAACAAGTTCTTCCCAGAAGAAACTTTGCCAGCAATTGCAAGGCTTTGCGAAAGTCATGAGGG